AAGTACGGAATCACGTCGAACAAGACAAAGGAGATCGAGAAAGCTATTCTCGCGATCGGTCTTGAACTCCACAAGCAGAACACTACGTTCACAGTGACGGAAGACGTTCGCGTCTTCGATCTGTACTGGAATCGTCCAGAGTCAGCACAGAAGATCCGCGAAGCGTTCGCAGACGAATCAGACTCCTTCATCCGCTTCTACACAGAGCGTCTTCGCAAGCTGTACGAACAGAATCGTCTTCGCGCACGTTGGACGCTGCGTCCGATCTCTTATCTCACGCAGATCTTGAACGAGCGTTCTAAGGACAACACAGAGCGCGACGCGCTCGCACTCGCGCTTGACGTACAGATGAAGGATTTTCACGATCGCTTCATCAAAGCACATATGGACTATGCGAACTGGAAGTTCGATCACATGTTCCAGAAGTACGCAGAGATCAAGTCTACGCGTGACATCATCTTGAAGCTGAATGTTTCGGATCAGAAGGAAGTCGAGCGTCTGCACAAGATGATCTCTACATTCCGCGTCGAGTCCAGAGACTTCGATAAGGACTACTACATCGAGCGCGTTCGCAGAGACTTCGAAGCAGAGTATCTTCGCTGTCTTCTGATGATCGCTGACAGAGTGCTGACAGCTAAGATGAACACGAATCAGATCAGCGTCCAGAACGTCAGCAGCAACGACGCGAAAGCATTCGACATCTACGTCAAAGACGATCAGCGCACGATGCACGCACGTTCGATCTGGTGCGCAGAGTACAGCGAGATCGTGACACCTCACTGGCGATTCATCATCACGAACGCATAAGTTATCATCAGTCAATAAACAACGCGTCAGGCGCAAGGGAAACAGCGTCTGGCGCACTTAAAACAACATACAGCATGGCAACACTACAAGCACTTATCGAAGACTTCAACGCAAGCGTCGAAGCAGTAAAGAACGAAAGACAGAAGCAGCGAAAGATCCTGCAAGAAGTAACGGATCGCTTCTGTGATCACAAAGTAGGGCAGAAAGCGACGATCGAACGGAACGGACGTACTGTCACGATCGTCTGCAAGCGTATCAAGACAGACATATTCAGCGGAAAAGCATTGTTCTCTTACGACTTCAAGCAGTTGAAGAAAGACGGAACACTCTCGCGGAATGACATCTATGTCTACAATCAAGAAATCAACTGGATCGACGAATACATGCAAGTATGAGCACAATAAAGATTCAACACACTCACGTCTTTGAGTTTCGCGAGGGTGGCGACTGCGACAAATGCGACATGCGCGACTACTGTCTCGAAGCATTTGATCAAGAATGTGACGAAGGAACTCTGGGATATTACGAAGAAGTAGATGAAGAAATAAATCAGATAGAAGATGAAACAGAGACAACAGAAAGTCTATCATGTGGAACTCGCTGATCCGCGAGGAAACGAGCCGAAGCACAGCTATTTCGGATCGCAGGCTGCGATCTTCCAGACGTTCGGAAATGAGCGTCTGGGGATCTCATATCGATCACTCTCGAACAACTACAACTTGCAGGAACGAGAATATTCGAATCGGCACTGCACAATTCGCATGGGATATTTGCAAGTGTCAAGAAAAAACCGTAACTTTGCACCCACAATCAAAGCAATATGAGTATGATGACAACAGTAAACAAGAACAAGCATCTTTTCGGTGCTATCATAGGCGACATCGTAGGCAGCGTCTATGAGTTCAGCAGACAGAAGTCCTACGACTTCGATTTCTTCTCGTATGGATGCAACATCACTGATGACACGATCCTTACATGCGCGACAGCAGAAGCGATCCTTAGAAACGGAAACATCGTTGACACGCAGGACTTCGCGAACGAGTACTACGACTTCGCGAAAGAGTTTCCGCACCCTATGGGCGGCTATGGCGCAGGATTCTCTACATGGGTCTACGACGGAACGATGCGCCCCTACAACTCACTCGGCAACGGTGCTCCGATGCGTGTCTCTCCCTGCGCGTATTTCAGTGCGTACATCAATCGCTGTCTGGAAGTCGCTACGATGTCAGCGTCAGCGACACACAATCACTGGCAGGCGATCCGCGCTGTGCAGTGCGTAACGTTCGCGATCTACGAACTGCGTCACGGAACGTCAGTCGAAGATCTGATAAAAAAGATCTATCAGCAGTATGAGTACGGAATGATAAGACTCTGCACGAAAGATCAGAAAGCATACGATCTCTTTCAGCAGAAGTACGAATACACAGAGCACAGTGAAAAGACAGTGATCGGTGCTCTCATTTGCGCTCTCTCTGCGACTTCATTCGAAGACGCGATCAGACGCGCTGTCTCTCTCGGTGGCGACGCAGACACACTCGCTGCGATCGCAGGATCAATCGCAGAAGCACGCTTCGAGATTCCAGACGCTATGATAGACGTAGCGAAGCAGAAACTCCCGAAGAAGCTGCTTGACATTGTGACGGAATTCAACGAAACAATCGCATTATGATCACAGTACAAGAAAAGCAGAAGAAAGCGCAGGAAGTAGCAAGTTCATACGGCTACGACTACGTGAAGTTCGTCAAGAACATCGGCAACGTGTCCGTTTATCGCGGAATGACTCATGAAGAAAAGATGTTAGGACTTCCGCTGTTCATAGAGATCGATGACAACGGCAACGTCACCGAACAGCAGAGTCTTGAATATATGGAACTAATAGAAGACGAAGAAAATGAAGAAAAGTGATATTATTACACTGTGTCGCTACTACAAAGGAGAGACACAGAATCCGTTCAAGAATAAGGATCAGAACAAGACATTGCTCTGGATCTACGAACAAATCTGGGTTGAAGACATGCAGAACGACAACTGTACGTTCACGGATCTTCTGACAGACTATCTGGACGCAGGACTGCGAGACTTCTGCAAGACGGATGACACTCCGATCACGCTGAAAGCTTTGCTGTTCAATCGCTTCTGCAAGATGCAGGATCGCACAGATCCAGAAGCTTTCAAAGAGTTCTATCAGAAGTACTACTCATAGAGACAAAGAAGCGGAAAGTTCGATTGCTTTCCGCTTCTTTTTTTTTGTGATCAATCGAAGATCGCGTGCCAACCACCGTCATTCTCGTACTTGCTGATCGTGCGAGCGTCTTGTTCGATGATTTCGAGATCGATGTACCACTTGCTGTCAGACGGATTCCATTCAGCTTTGATGATTCTGAACTTCGTTCCGCGTTGCAGCAGGACTTCATTCTCATTCAGTCTCGTAGGCTTCGAAACTCCGTCCCACGACTTCTTGTATTGTCCGTATTCACTGAACGGCTCACAGTACATCATGCGAGTTCCCTTCGGTGCGTAGATATTCAGACAGACTGGCTTATATCCGAACGACGTTCGCTTACAAGATCCGCAAGACACGAACGAGTCATCAGTTCCGACCATTCCGACAAGCTTACTGGGATCGCCCTTGAACGAATCCAGATTGATGCCGAAGCGATAGTCCATGAATGCAGAGATCTCGTCTCGCTTGATCCAGACATCTTGATCTACGCTGCTGCGTGCAAGCGCGTTCGTGATAGCTTCAACGTCCTTTTCGACAGTAGAGATTGCTTTTCTGGACGGATAGTAGCGATAGCCTTTGATTCCGCGAAGCGTCTCTGTGCAGTACGCAGATCCTTCCGTGTAGTTCCAGATTCCGTGTTTCTCCGTCGCTGACATCGTCTTCCACTGTTCGGCAGTGAAGTTGAAGAAGTAGTCGAGTGCTTCGTTCGCGTCGATATGCCAGAGCGCGAGATCCTTGCGTGCTGCACTGTAAACGTCATCAAGATTCTCTCCGAGTTTAGTCCAGATCGCGCGTGTCTTCGTAACGTCCTTTGCATCGATCGCGTCTTTGAGTTCGACGTATAGCTGCTGCTGTGTCTTCGTAAGCTTGCGCTTACCTCCGAGTGCTTCTGCCATGCGTTTCGCTTGCAGACGCGTTGACATGTCGAGATATTCGTCATCAGTGAGCGTTCTGTTAAGCACGGACTGTTCGACCTTCATGACAGCGTTCGCTGCTGATTTCTTCGCTGCTGTGCGTGCTGCACGCTGTTCAAGCTGCTGCTTGATCTTCTTCGCTTCGTCAAGATACGTCTGTGCTTGCAGCTTGTTTCCAGTGTGTACTGCATCGTTGTACTTCGCGAGAGCGTCAACGAACTTCGAAGACTTAGTCTTGTAGCCGACGATCTGGACGTACTCTGTATCAAGCTTGTTCCAGAAGATCTTGTCCTTGACTTCCTGCAACTTGTTCGTATATGCGATCTGCGAGATCTTCCATGTCGGATATTGCTTCGCGCCTGCTTTGTACTTCGACGGATCAGCGACAAACTTGATTTCGAATTCAAGCTTCTTGACTTGTTCGTCGAGTGACAGAGTCTTCCACGCGTCAAGCTTGACTTGAATAGCTTGATAAGCACCACGCAGATCTCCGATAGTGAACTGACTGTGCCAGTACTTCGCGTCTGGAATGAGATCTTCCAGTTTCGCAAGATCTCTGTTGATCGATGCGATCTTCTTCGCGAGATCCTTGACTGCGATCTGCTGCTTGACGTAGTTCTGTGAATCGACAAGTGCTTGCAGACGCTTGATCTCTCCTTGCAGTTCTGGATAGTCCTGCGCTACGTTCAGCACGTTCTTTGAAGTCTTCTCGATCAGAGCGTAGCGTGCGCGTCTCTCTGCGAGTCGTTGCAGGATCGCTGCTTCGTCTCTGTTCGCATGACGGATCTGACGTGCTCTCTCGATAGGATCGACGTAGTTCTCTGCTTCCTTGACAAGCGGACTGACGCGTTGAACGTTGATCAGCTTGTTATTGATGCGGAAGTACTGATAGCCGTACTTAGGCGACACGTCCTTGCTGTACTTCTCGAACTCTTTGAGACTGTTGAAGACTTCGTTCGTCTGCGGGTCGTAGAAGTAGATCTTGCCTTTCTCCTTGACCATGTTGAACGTGTGACCAGACTTGCCGCCCTTCCAACGACATTCGATCTGGAATACTCCGTCTTCGCCAGAAGCGACATCGTTCCAGATCTCCGACGCTTTCTTTGCACTGCGCCAGTGAGTGACAAGCTTTCCGTCCTGCGTCTTCCATGCTTCGCGATAGTTGTGACACAGATACTCGAAGTCCTTTCCTTTGAACGCTTTCGCTTCGATGTTGAATCCCATGCGTCGCAGTTCGTACACTGGCGCACACGTCTGACAGTTGATCGTGTAAGGCTTGTCGCGCTTTTCATCCCACTTAGGATTGAGCGACAGCTTGCGTCCAGTAGCTTTCTCCAAGTACTTTCCGTTTGGATCGTAGATGTATTTCTTCTTGTAGTGAGGATTGACGCGCATAGTGTCAGCCTGCTCATGAGTCATCCTGCGTCCTTTCTTCACTCCGACAGCTTTCTCAAACTCGCGTAAGTTCGCTTTCTGTTCTGCTGTGAATCCTTCCCAGACGATTGCATCCCACTTCTGCTGTGTCTGGACTCCTTGCATTGCTCTCTGGAACGTCAGAGCGATGTTCTGCGTGTTTCCAGACTGGATCGCTGACTGCAAGCTGTCTATACGTGTCTGCAAAGCAGGACTGATCTCGATGTCGGACTGCTTGATCGCGTTCTGGACTTGCTGCATCTTGCGCTCGTTCCAACGCTGCTGAATAGCTGCTGCGTCTCTGGACGCGTGACGCTCCTTCGCGATCTGCCATACATCTTTCGGCTTGTTCTGGATCACAAGTCCTTTGCTGATGTCTCCGTCAACGTAGTTCTGTGCTATGAAGTACGGCTTCACTGCTGCTGCGTTGATGCGATCCGTGTTCGCTGCGATCCATTTCTTGAAGTTGTCTGGAACGTCCTTGATTTCCTGCGCCTGCATGTCAACAGTACGCGGATCGTTGCCGTTTAGGATCGCTTTCTGCATAGCGATGAAGTCATTCTCCTTTGCGAGTATAGGAACGACGTAGCAGAGACAGTGCGGATGCCAACCAGTGAACTTGAAGCCTTTCGGGTACTTTCCTGCCAGTAAGTCGCAGATGTCGCCCTTCGGCATTCTCACTTCATGCTGTGCTGACTTCTTGACTTCGAATCCGATGACGAAGTCCATGCGCTCCCAACGATCTTCGTCTGCTGTGCGATACGCTGCGTTCGTCTCTGTGCGTGTCAGACGCATAGCGTTCTTGTAACTGCTGCGATAGACACCGCGTCCAGTATGGAACGCTTTCGCATTCTCCGACAGATGCAGCTTTCCGTCAGATCCTTTGACTCGACGGAAAAGCTTGTCTGGATCTTTGAGATACTTGCGGACTTCGCGTGACATCTGCGCTGCTGACGCGCCCTCTCCGAGTGATACAGTGATCGCTGCTTCCATTTCTGTGCGAAGCTGACCAGTGTACTTCCAGACGCGCTGTGAGAGATTCAGACCGCCTACGTCCTGCGTGCGTGCAAAGAACTTGTCTACTGCTTCGCTGTTCCTCTCGAACCAACGCGCATAGAGCGATCTGTCTTTCAGCTTCCAACCGAAGATCGACTGGATCATCTTGTCGCATGAGAGATTCGCGAACTCCCATTCAGCTTCACAGTCTTTCTTGATCTCTGCGTACACTTGCGAGTAGAGCGAACGGATGACGCGTGACGTTTCATCCCCGATGCGCATATTGTCCGCGAACGAGAATTTCTTGTCTGCTGTCAGATCTGGATGCTGTGAAGCGAGCGCAAGCAGACGATCGACAGCGAGATCATAGAACTTCTTCACGCGTTGCGCGTAGATCTCCTGCCGAACGAACATTCCTGCTGCGTAGCGATCCAGAATAATGTCTTTCTTGCTTGCCATACGCTAAGATGTCAAACGTTACTCTGCGCCAGTCTTATCGTCTTCTTCCTCTCCGAGTCCGAGAGCCTGACGCTGCGCCTGCGCGAAGATGTCGCGCTGTTCCTGCGTGCGCTTCTCGCTGTCTTCTTCCAGACGCTTGATCTCACTGTGCTTGTCCTTGATAAGCGGATTCTGCTCAACACCAGTCTCGACTGACATTGTGCCAGAGTCGATAGACTTGCTGATGTTCTCGATAGCTTCTGCGATGTCCTCTCCGAACGGCTCTTGAAACTCATGCGTAGTCTTCAACGCGTCGCATTCCGCTTTCAGAGACACGTCCAGAACGTTTCCGATGATCGATGCACAGAGTCCTGCGACACGATCAAGCAGTTCATCGTGATTCTCCTTGTGCTTCTGCGCCTTGATGTTAGCAAGAATCATCATCTGCTTCAAAGCTTTGCCAGTGACGTTCGAAAGAGACTTCATGTTCTCGAAATCGATGTTCGGTGTGAATGTCTTCGACAAGATGTGATTCTGCAACCACTCGACTTCATTCTTTTTTGACTCTGGTGCTGCGTCCCATGTCAGATAGAACGCTGCTTCCTCTGCCTTAGATCCAGTCTTCTTGATCAGAGTCTTGTTTTCATCGTCTTTGTCTGGCATGTTCTTGATGATGTCTGCGTCAAGAATAAGCATCGGATCAGAGAAATAATCGTTCGTGTCAGCAGTGCGCGAAGCTATGTATTCCTCGCGGTGGATCATCTGTTCGACTCCTTCCCACTCCTTGTCCTGCGAGAAATAGATGATAGGGATCTTCCCGATCAAGTTTTCCTCTGGAATGACTTCCCAACCGAGTGCAGTGCGCTTGCAGTGATACGTCACGTTGTCCGTGTAGAGATTGACGTGATAGACGCTGCTGCCGCCTTCGTTGACGTAGTAGCCCCATGCGACGCTGATCAGATTCTCGTACTGATCCCACTTCGTATAGATTTCGTCGCCTTTTGAAGCTGCGAGCACGCGGATCTGACAGTCTGCCTTTCCGTCATCGTTGCGGAAGACGCGCCAGAGCATAGCAGACTGCGTCTCTGATCCTGCAATACGCTTGCACTGACGGATCTTAGCGTTGAAGTGTGTGCGTGACAGCAGATCAGTGAAAGCCTTGAACGCTTTGTCTGTCTTCTCTGATGCCATACCCCACTTGACTGGCTGTCCGTAGATGAACACAAGTGCGATCTCGTTGATGAAGACTGGATAGCCGATAGGAAGCTTCCAACGCTTGATCTTGCGCTTCAAGTTTCCGTCCTTGTCGAGAATGATCTTGTCCTCGCGTTTGTTGATAGCGTGCAACTTCGGGTTGTACTCACGTCTTGCGATCGCTGTTTCTTCTGCCTTGCTCTCCATTGATGCAAGTACGCGACTGATGTCACCACTCTGAACCAGTTGCTCAAAATCCTGCTTACGTCCGATCGCTGCGTTCAGCAGATTAAGAAAAGAATCAATTACAATCATACGTTTTTAAATTATTAGAATAAATTATTGATGTTCTTTGGCATTACGAAATCGTCGTTCTTGAAGTAGTTGATCGCATATCCGAGAATATCGACGAATTCGTCATGAAGTCTTTGAGGGAATCCGCACACTTGATCTATGAATTCATCGTTCCAGTCTCCTTCAACGATGTAGACGCGTCCGCACTCGATCGTAGGACTGACAGCATGCAGTCGTTCCGCTTTCGAGTCCGTCGGTGTCGGTGTTCTTGTCACGTTCAGTCCGCTGATCGCTTCGAGCGTCTGCACTACGCTGATTCCGTTTGCTTTCGGCTCTATACGCAGCGATGACTGCGAAGATCCTTCGTTCGCTGCCATGTACTCTGGAAGGAAGCGGATCAGATCTGGGAACGTCTTCCAGACTTGCATTGCGTTGTAGACGTAGATGTTGTTCTGGATCATGCAAGCTGCGAGAATGCCAGTAGGATCGTTGTCGGACTTCTTTTTCTTTTCGTCGTATGCTGTATCGACGAAGAAGTGCATTGTCTCATTGTAACGCAGAGAGTAGAAGTCAGAGCGTGAGATCTTGCGAAACCATGCTTCCTTGACGATATTACCGCCCTCTGCGCTTGGCTTCTGCATGAACTGTCCTGCATATCCGCGTGATCCGAGATCGACCTTCGCTTCTGCGAGCACTTCTCTGTTCAGACGGATCGGATCGAGAAGACCGTCAACGTAGTTCTTTCGCAGTTCAGCAGGCTCTACGTCTTCGCAGTCTTCCGCAGGGAGATTGATGTGCTTGATCTTGTCTTTCTTCTTCGACAGCAGATAGCCAGTGACATCGTCTTGATGAAGACGCTGCATGATCGTGATCGTAGGAGTGACAGCTTTGTCAACTTTACGCGAAGACAGTGTCTTGACGTGATCGTTTGCTACTTTACGCATCTGATCGGACTCTGCCTGCTTCGGGTTGACTGGATCGTCGTTGATGATGATGTGAGCGTGAAAGCCAGTGATCGTAGATCCAGTAGAAGACGCGTAGCGGAAGCCGCCCGCAGTGTTCTCGTAGTTCTGCTTTCCAGACTTATCGTGTCGGATCTCGACTTCTGGAAACAGCATCATGTATTTCTCTGACTGGATGATGTCTTTCGACTTCGTAGCGTGATCCAGTGACAGTGCAGACGAATAAGAGTTGCTGATGACGCGGATCGTCGGATCGTTAGTCCAGAGCCATGCAGGGAACATGACTGTCACGATCGTAGACTTCGTCGTTGAAGGTGGAATGTTCACGATCAGATCGTACAGCTTCGGCTTTCTCTCGAACACTGGCTGCGCAAGCTTCTGCAATTCCTCGCAGAGATACGGAATGTGCCAGTTGTAGACTGGATCTTCGTGAATGATTACGTCCCAGAACGTCTTCACGAAGTAGAACAAGTTGTTCCTGCATTCGTCTGCAACTGCACGCACAAACAGATCTTTAGTCAGCTTCATTTCCTTCACTTTCTGTTTTTATTCGTCTCTTTTCCTTGTGAACGCGAAGACTACGAAAAGCAGTCCTGCTGATACGACGATCAGCTTCGCGATCTTACAAAACGTCAGTATCTCCATGATCTTACTTCGCTGTCTGAATGATACGCAAGTGTGAGCGTCCGCAAGAACGCGCCATTCCTCTCATGTAGTGAACTGCTGACAGTTCCTTCTGTGCTTTGAAGACATCGATCCAACCGCCCCCGAAAGCTGCTTCACGTTGTACTGTAAACATATCCGTATCGTTTTATTGTTATTGTTCCTTCTTTGTTGACTCCTTAGTGTTGATGATCTTCTCTCCGATAGCGAGCACTGCCGCTTTCTGTTCCGCTGTGAGAGCGTCCAGATCGATCGACTGCTTCGGCATCAGATCGCGTCCGTTCGCGCCAGTTGCTTCGATGTTCTGACGATTCTTCCATTCGTCAGGCGCAAGATTCGTCAGAGCGAAGATCAGTGCTGCTGTGTCTGGCGGGTATCGCTTCGTTGTCACGCTCTGATTCTTGACTACGATCTGACTCGTTTTCGGATCTCGCATGTATTCCGTCTTCGTTTCGTCATAGCTGAATCCGAGTGCCTTATCCCAGAGCGACTTCTGCAAGCGATCGACGATAGTCTTCTTGAACTCCGACTTTGCATTTTTTATAGCGTCAGCAAAGTCAGCTTTGTCTGGATCTTGCAGCCACTCGTAGAACGTTGTCTTCGTGATCCCTGCTTTCGCGGCAGCTTTCTCCACAGTGTCGCCATTCTTTAGCGACTCTATGAGACTGTTGATCGTTTCGTCATCGTACTTCATCTTTGTATAAGATATTTATTTATTATATATTATTCTACACTGCTACCTATATATTCGAAGCTTACTGTTATGCGTGCGTGCGAAGTGACGTTCACTTGTCTGACTTTGCTCTTGCTGACTCCTGCTGCGCGTCCTATTCGCGTCGTGATCCAGTCCTTGCTTCGAGATCTCGCGATGATCATTGCAGGGTTTGACGTTGTGCTGATGAATCGCTTTCCGCTGTTGACGTACATCTTCGCGATGTAGTCGCTGAACGCTGATCCTATTCCGACTCCTTGATAGTCTGGAAGAATTACTGTGCGATGTTCTCTCCAGAGATTCTTCGCTGTTGGGTGCGGGAACGCGAGTACTGCACAGAATCCTGCAAGCTGTCCGTTGACAGTAGCGAGATAGACATGCGATGCTTCGTTGAATGAGTGATTCAGATAGTGATACTTCCTAAATATTCGCCAGTAATGCTGTTTCTCCTTTGTCTCGAACACGTCGATCTGGATGACTGGTCTATTTTTTTTTTGAGTTTCGAGATCTAAGATCTGAAACTGCATTGTGTCCGTGTTGAAGATCCAGTCTGGCATCAGCCAGTCCTGCACGTCGAAATGACACGTCACTGCGACGAACTTCTTTCCTGCGCGTCTGACAGTTTTCTGCAACGCGAACGATCCTATCTGTGCAACGTCTCTGTCTACGACGGACGTGAATTCGTCGAAGACAAACATTTCCTTGTTCTCTAACATAGCGCGAGCGATGTCGCAGCGCATCTTCTCTCCGTTCGACAGTACACTGTAAGGCTTTAGCCAACTGGGGGGGGCAGAAAATCCGACGCTGTTCAGTGCCTTGCAGATCTCCGTGACGCTTGCATCCTTCGGCATATCGTCAAGTATCGACTCATGCGTGTACTGCATCTGATCGACGATAGAGTCTGCGAACAGTTCGCGTGCGATCGTTGTCTTTCCAGTTCCAGAGTGTCCGACGATCAGTCCGATGTTCCACTGTTCGGGAAGCGTGATGTCGCCCTCGAAGTGCTCCGTGACATGCTGCGTCTGCAAGTCGTATGTTCCCATGACGCTCGCGACGCGGAATGACTTTCGCGGATCGTGCTCCTTTATAATGTCAAAATGCGGCATTCGTACCCCCTTTCCTGCATTTCGTCGTAAATCGCTTGCAGAGCACCTTCCGTCTTGCAGTCGATCTCTAACTTGTACTGCTGCTTGATGTCGCCAGAGTAGTCCTTTGCGGACTGTTCAGCCTGCGCGAACTTCAAGCCCCATTCCTCTGTGTCGATGTTGAATCTCTCCTTTGCGCGATCGAGTGCTTCCTTGTTCCATTCCAGATCGACATGCGCGATCTGATTGTCAGTGAAAGCCATTTCGCGTCCTTGCTGTGAGTCGAGATCCACGTCCATACGCTTGACAACGACAAGTTCGTCTCCGTTAGTAGGAACGATGATCACTTTCGTCTCTCCGATGTTCGACGCTGTCTCTACGACTCCGTTTCCTGCGATCAGTCTGTTGTTCTTGTCTACAAGCACAGAGCGACCGAACTTGTTGCGACGGATCGACTTTTCAAGCATAGACATACCGAATTCTGTATGCTTGTTGAAGTTGTCATCATCTGGGATCAATACGCTGATGTCCGTCTGGATGACTTGTGAACCGTTGATGCTTTCTTTCTTTGCCATATTACTTTGTTTTCGAGTTGTGCTTCATTGCAGCAACGCTGCAAATATACAAAATAGTGACTAATAAACACCGCTTTCAGCCGAAAAAAATCACTTTTGAAGTGAAAAAATCCGTCTGAAAACAGTGTAGTGATTCTAAGTAACTTAGCATATTATATATATAATATATAAGCTATTACAAAGAAGCTTCTTTAAGCAAAAAATTCCGTCAGAACGGAAGATCGTCAGAATTTTCGTCATTTCCGTCCGTCTGGCGCGCTTCCTGCGTTCCACTGGATAAGTTGTCCGTCCGCTGTGCGTTCGTCGATTGTGGCGCACTCTGTGAAGCGACAGACGCATTCTGCTGCTGACTTTCCTCTCGCTTGTCAAGAAGCTGCACTTCGTCAGCGTTGATCTCCGTGATGTATCGCTTCTGATTCTGCTGATCCGTGAACTCGCGATAGCGGATCTTTCCTTCGACGTAGAGCGACGATCCTTTGCGGACGTAGTTCTGGATGACTGTTGCGAGATTGCCGTAGCAGACGATGTTGTGCCACTCCGTCTTGTCTGGGATCTCGCGTCCGTCGCGAGTAGTGAATCCGCGTTCCGTCGTAGCGACAGAGAATTGTGCGCACTTGTTTCCGTTTGTGAAGTCCGTGATCTTCGGATCTTGACCGACGCGTCCGACGATGATCGCTTTGTTTATTCCGTTCATTTTCTTACTTTTATTTACTTCGTGTTTACTATTACCTTATATTTATGTTCTCATGAGACAGCAGTCCGTTGTCTTCGTGTCTGTTACGCAGGACGCTGAAATCTTCATAGCGGACTTTGAAACAGCCGCCCTCTGGCATCGTAAGCAGGAATTCCAGAAGCATCTTGAACTTCGAGTGATCCAGACCGCCACAGCGATCCTCGATCAGCTTGATCATGTAGTAGTAATCGTCTGCGTCACTCAACGCTTCTTCTGCTGACTCGATATTGTAGATGTTCTGCTTCAAGCATGCTGCAAACATTCGTCCTTGCGCACATGCTTTCTTCAATCCGTTGAAGTTGTGCTTGTCTTCCTTCGTGAACTCTCCGTCAAGCTTCTTGAAAACGTCGTCAGCGTCCATGAAGAAAGTGTGTACTACGTCAGACAGCACGAAAGCGATGTTCGTGAGCACTGTCAGACGATCAAACAATTCGTTCATCTGTTCCAGAGTGTACTTTGCGCGTGTCTCTGGACGGAAGTTCTTTTTGAAGAATTCTTCCGACATCGTAATCTTATCCATTCTGCGACTCCTTTCTTTTTATCCATTCATTGCAAGCGCACAGCGAGCACTGTGTCTCACAGTCATGATGTTCACACCAACCGTCACCCCAGATGTCTTCGTTATCGAAGTGACCGCAATTTCCACACTGCTTCATACTTCCTCTACTCCGTCTTTGTGGATGAAAAGCTTCGCGTTGCGACAGTTCTTGATCCAGTCGTGATTCTTTTTGTCTTTCATTGCGTCAAGTCCGTCAACGAAACGCTTGCATTGAAGACGATTCGGACAGTGTACCCCTTGACAGTAAGTAAAATCTGTTTTTGCCATAATCTTTGTTTTTAAAGTTCTTTACGTGATCTTAGGAACGGAAACTTGAAAGCTTTCCTGCAACGCGTGCAGATGAACCAGTCGCCTTCCTTGTGAAGTTCGCCACCGCACTTAGGACAGTAGCTTCTGCGAACGATGTAGATCAGAGCGATGACGAAGATCGCTACGACGATCAAAGTGAATTTCAGTGCCATAGTCTTTTGTCGTTTAAGTTAGATATATTCTGGAATTTCTGATTCTTCCTGCTTGATCCTCTTGCGCTTCTTCTGGCTGTTGAACAGCCACATTTCCTCGACTGTCTCCCAGATATACATTGTTGCGGACTCATGCCAGTAGTAGTTTGACAAGTTCAGTTCGCTCATGCAGTTGTGAAGCGTGCCGATGCGATGATAGTAGCGGGCGAGTCTTCTGAAATGACTGCGCGTCCTGCTGACAAGCGTGTCTGCGCACTTCTGATAGTTCCTGACTGTGTAGAACGGATCGCGATACGATCGTTTGATCTGCTTTGCTGCTTTCCTTGCTCTCATAGTGCTATCTAAGTTTTCCGTTATAGAAGACTGCAACGCTCTGCATCATCGGTGTCAGCGCGTCAAAGTAACTCTCTGGCATAACAAGCGAACGGATGATCCGTCCTTGCGCGTTCTGTGTCGAGACTACCCAGACGCGTGATGTCGAATAGCCTTTCCTGCGTAGTCTTCTGACGCAGTTTATACATCTTTTCAGTTCCAGATCTGGAATCGCTATCTGTCTTTCTTCCGATTGCATTTTCTGTTGCAGTTCTAAGTTTTCTTGTTTTCGAGCGTTCTGGCGCGTTTTCCCCTTCGCTTCCTTGTAGTTTATCGTTTTAGGAGAAAAACGCAGCCAGAGACGCGGGAAATCACTTCATTTTCAAATCTTGCATGTTACTTGAACATGACGTGTAGAGTTCTCGATCAGTCCGTGATCGATCGTGTAAATATCCAGATCAGTGATTTTAAGATCCGTCGCTTCCTCGAATTCCTTGCAGAGTCTCGCGATAGCGTTTTCCAGATCCTTCTTCTTCTGTTTTGCTTCCTCGATGTTCATTGCTTACGTGCTTTAAGTGCTGACTCCTTGACTTTGATCTTGACTTGATGTTCGTCGATTCTGTCTGCGAGACGCGCAAGCTTCCGTCCGTGCTCTACGATCGTCTGCTTCTCTCCGAACGCGATCGACATCTGTTCACACATGATCTGAACGTCTGCGATCTCCGTCTGTACTTCTTCCAGTGTTGCACGTCCGCGTCTGAACTTCATCAGCGCGTTCGTGAGTTCCGCACATTCCTCTACGCACATATTGATCTGTGCTTCGAGTCCGAACGCTTCGAGAGCGTCCTTGCATACTTGTTTCGATGTTCTGCTACTCATTTGCTTTTGCTTATTTTACGTTTAACAACTTCCGTCTGCACGATGTCGATACAGTTAGCGACGAATCCTGCAAGATAAGCCTGCGCTTCGTCATTGTCTGTGTCAACCTTGATTCCGAGATCGTCGAAGATGAAGTTCGCTGCGTGTACTGACTCATGAGTGATGTTGCGTGACGTGATCTTGTCTGGATCGTGAAACCAGACAAGCGAGCCACAGCAAGTCTTCTCTTTGTCGTAGACGTTGAACGACATTGCTTCACTGCATGCGATTCTCTCTGGACTTACATAGATAGGATCTCCGTCAGAGTCCTTGAAGTTCTCTGCGATGTCTTCACGCGTGCCGCCTGCTGCGATCCAGACCTGACGCGGATAGATCAGCGTATCAAACTGTTTGATGATTATCTTCATTGTTCTTTGCAAGATGTTTGTCAATTTTGTCACGAAGCGTCCGCAAGATGTCTTCGTAGATCTGCGACGCGATGTCGAACGTGCTGCGATACGCGTTCATCAGAACTGCGTCCGTCATTTCGTCGATCTGCTTCTTGTAGATCTCGCGCTGATTCTTCGTCATCTGTTTCGTTGTCATACTCATTCTTCTGATTCAATTACCGCATTGCGACAGTCTTCGAGATAGCACCATGCCCGCATGTCTGGGTACTTTTCCAGAACGCGCTGCCAGTTCTTGTAAGGAACGAGCACAGCGTCCATTTGCTTCTGTGTCCTGCGATCCATGAGAATGCGGATCAGCCAGTCTGACTCTGGGAAGTTCGCGTTCCGCTGTGTCGGTGCTTCCTCTGGCTTGTGCCAGATCGACTTGTACTGCTTCTGCTTCTTTGCCATACGTTCAATCCATAGAAGGGAACAGATCAGCCTGCGTCGTCTCTTTCGGCTTCATGATATTCTGCACTCGCTCTATTTCCGCGTCGATCTCCTTTTCCAGTTTCTTCGATGCTGCGAGATCAGTCGATGTGTGCATGCGAAAGTACTTCTTCTGTGCTTCACGCATCTGCACTACTTTGTCGAAAAACTCCTTTGCGTCCATTTTACAAATCCATTTTCTTGATTGTGTTAATAACTACGTCCTGCTTCACTCCGAGTTTCAGAGCGATGTGTCTGATCGATCGCTGAATGTGCGCTTCGATGCTGTCTGGATCATACTGCTTGTTCATTGCTTAGTGTCTTTAGGAGTCTGGGATCGTCGAAGATGTTTCCGATAATCTCGAAGTCAAAGATAGGCAGCGAACCGTTCATGTCGCCAAACAGACACGACAGATACATATCGTTGTAGTCTCCGTTTGAACTGAAGCAATACGTGCCTTCCTCGACTGCCACGGCTGAGATATACTCCTTGTCCAGTTCGCCTTTGAGGTCGTCGAGCGCGAAGGTGCGCATCATCTCGTCACGTTCCTCTCGGCTTTTCGACAAGTCCCAACAAAGGTTCTTGTACTCCTTCACTCTTAGGATGTCGCCCTCGAACACTCGCTTGCCGTGCTTGTCGAGCAGTCCAGTAAACTGACCAACGGTATATGGGTCAACAAGGTATTGCTTGTTGTACGAGCCATCATCCTTGTATGTGTGGATTTGCGCGACATCATCCTTTCGATTGTACTCCAAGTCACCGTATCGCCATTCTCTACTATCAAAGCCCCTAAATTCGATTTCTCTGTTCATAATCTTACTTTTTGTTTAACAAATCTTGTTTATCGTAAATATTGCCGCAGACTCCGTCTTCGTCGCTTTTGCAGAACAGCTTATCAAGCGGAAGTAGCCAGTTTCTCTGTCCGATCATTCTTAGAACGAAGCTTGATCTGTCTGCTTCATAAACAACTTTGATGACGTGCTCTCCAAGACGGAACGTGTCTCCTTCATAGATCTCGCGTCCTTTGCTGTCATAGAGTCCAGTGAACTGACACACTGTGTCTGGATCTACTTCCGTGAATTCCAGACAAGCATCTATCTCGTTTCGATGATCAGAAACGATGCAGACTATGTCACGTCCGTCATCTTCTCGATAGCTTACGAGATTGCCTGCGATCCATTCGCCAGAATCAACGCATTTTGCTTTGAACTTGATTACTCTCATAGCTTTCTACTTTAGTAACAGCGACAGAGCGAACTGCGCATTTCCGCGATCGTTTACACGAAGCACTTCATTAAACACTCGTTCAAGACTTCTGGGATTGATGTCCTTGATCTTGTTCAATTCTACGACAGTCAGCTTGTGACAAGCGACAGTCGCGATTTTGAAGATCATTGCAGTACGACTCAATCCGTTTCCTGCAAACTGATTTTTCTTTTTCTTCATAGAATAACGTCTTCGTTTGATTCGACTTTAAGTTTCGTGAAGCCAATTCCGAGAGAGAAGAAGAAAATCACAAGTCTGATGTCAAATCCAGTCTGGACTTCTTCGTGATTGATCTTTTCGCGTCGATCGATGACGATCGTAGGCAGGATAAAGAAAAGACCTTCTGGAACGATCCTTGCTGACATTCGCAGGATGATCCGATTCTTGATGATAGTTGAGATACTTGCCATATTACTTTTTAGAGTTGTTTGAGACAGTCGATCGCATTGTTCACGTTCCGTTGTGCTGCTGCGACATAGATCTGTTCTGAAAAGCTTTCAGCGTTGATCTTTCCGATCTCTGCTTCTATGCTTTTAAGTTCATTGATAATGTCGTTGATCTTCTGATTCATTGTTTCGTTGTTTGATGTTCTGATTGCTGATCATTCCGTGAGCGTCGATGTCTCATTGTGAGAATACGCTTTTATAAGAGTTCTGGCGCGAATGCTTCCAGTTTTGCTTTCAGATCCATGAACTTGCGATGCCAGTAGGATGACAGTTCGCCTGCTGAAAGATACGCTCTGCGATACTTCTCTACGTCACGCTTCAAGCGTTCGTTCTCTACGAGTGCTCTGCTTGCGCGTGACTCGCGTTCCGTTGCGAAGCGTCCGAGAGTGTCACGAAGACGATGTTTGTTGACTTTCTGCTTCACTGCTACTGCAAAAGCAGGATCGTTTTCGAATAAATCATTCATAGTTACTGGATCTTTAAGTGTGCGCTCCGCGATCGCGAGAAAGCGAAGCGCACGATGTTGATACTATACTTCGATGATCGGGATCTCTGGTGCGAGTTCCTTGATCTTGTCAAGCTGTTCGTCTATCAGCTTGTCGCGAACTTCCTCGATGATAGTCTCTGCGTCGGCAGAGATCAGCGACAGTGCCACGTCACGTCCAGAGACAGTCGCGATGATCTCGACTTCGATACGCTCTGGATCTGCGCCCTTGAAGATAGGAATCTTCACGAAGAATGACTTCGGCAAATTAGAGTTCACGACCTTCTTGTAGACATCTGTGACAGATCCGTTGTCCTTGATCTCGCGCTCGACTTCTGCTGTGATCGTAGCCTTGAAGCCTTTCAGAGTGCTGACAAGCTGCATACATTCCTCTTTCGTTCCGTCGTAGTACGAGCGATTGATGCGGAAGAAGTTGCCAAGATCTTCTGGCTCGAACTCTTTTTCAGTGTTGATGCCGAATGCCTTGAACTGACGTGAGAGTTCAATTCTGCCAGAGATAGACTTCGCGTTGCGAGTGTCTGTCTCGTTGACGATCATCTTCATAGTAAGATTGTCACGATTGACAAGAATGTGAGTCTTGTTGTGATCGATCTGCTTGTCTTCTGCGTTCCAACGCTTCTCTAAGAAGCTGAACACTGCGCTGATCTGTCCTGCGATCTCTACTTTCGACGGTTCGAGTACTGGAAGTTCCTTCTTCACTTCGTCGTTGACTTCACGAAGTACTACTTCGACTTTGTTCTGACCCTCTGGGATCGATACATTGAAATTCTCTGCTTTCATATTTTCTTGATTTTAAATTGTGAATAATTGAGTGAACTGCTTATCCTGCTGTCTTCTTGCCGCGAATGTCTGCTTGAATAGTGAGTTGCAGATCCTTGCCGCGTGCAGGCTCTGACGAAATAAGATCTCCTTCTTCGTTGTAGAATCCGATCATCTTTTCTTCGAAGTCGATGATCTTGAAGACTTTCTCGCGAACGTCCTCGCCCTTAGACTTGATGTCTGCGAGTAGCTGACGCTTCTTGTCTTTCAGTGGCTTGATCTCCAGACCGATCTTTGCGACGTAGTCTTTCTTTTCTTCTTCGAGATCGTTGATCTGGATAGAAGTCTCTGCAAGTTCCGTCTTCTTGTCTGCGAGAGTGTCAGCGTCGAACGCTTTGTGATACGACATTTCGACAACTTCGTCTGCGTTGTCAAGAAGGAACTGTCTGCGCTTTGCAAGATCCTTGATGTCTTGTCCTAATTGCTTTTGCATAATCTTGAAATTTTAATTGTTTGAAAATAAAGTGAATTACTAAAATGTTTCCATTGCTATTTTCTGGATCTCTGCAAGATCTTCCTCTTTACAGAATCCGAGTTTAAAGAGATTCGAGTTGCGAAGATCGTCAAGCGTCTCTCCGTTTTGCAGTCTGGAAGCGAACAGTTGAACGAGAGCGTCACGTCCAGTGAGTCCGCTTTCAAACTGCTTCTGTTCCTTGTACTGCGACGGATCTTCCTGCTGTGAGTTCCACCACGGAAGAAACTTCTTGCCGAACTGCTGCAAAATATCCTGCATGTCGAACTGTGCGAATGAAGACTTGTACTCTGTGATGTAGTTGCCGAAGTACATCATCATTGCGTACATCGTACACTGCTTTCCGTACTTAGCGATGAATAGATCTGCTGCTATTTCCAGACTGTTCGTGTTGTACGGATCTTTTGCAGTACACATCGAATAGACTCCGACGAACTGATTGCGGACTATCTGCTTCGCGAGTCCGTCAGTGTGATAGACTTCGTCGATCTGTGCCAGAGTGATGCAGGGAGACTTGATGCAGCTTTCACGCTTCGCTATCATTGCACCCCACTTCGCAGGGGCAAACACTCGCGTCAGCTTCTCGACGCTGTCAAAGTGCGTTCTGAATGCTTCCAGATCATTTCTTTGACGCTGCGATAATTCGTGCTGTTCGCTCGATTTCTGCACGCTGTGCTGCTTCGATATTGTCGGCAGGACTTGTGCGCTGATGACTTGACTTGCTGTTGTTTCCATTGCTGTTCTGTTTATAGATTCGTAACCAGTTGTTGAAGTGACGCTGTGCGTCTTTGAGATCTTGATGACGTTTGAGTCCGTTGCATCTGCACTCTGCTGCGAAAGCGTCGAAGATCTCTGGAAGCTGATCTGGAAGGATCTTGTGCTTCATGCAGATCTGTTCGATCCAGATTACGCTGCTTTTGAGTTGCAGAATGTCGTTGTCTATATCATCGTTCTGTTGTTCTACGCTCTCACGCGTGTGCGCGTTATTGTCGTAGTTAATTAATATATTATTATCATTATTGTTCTTGGTTGTACTATCTGTTGTACTATCTGTTGTATCGTTTGTTGTACTATCTGTTGTACCGCCTAACTGATATTTATCGTAGTTTACTATTGATATACAGTTACATAGACGCGTTTTTTGTTGTACTATCTTCGTATCATTTTCGAGTTCAAGAAGAAATCTTCGAACTTTTCCGCGAGACCACTTCCAACGCAGTGCGAGTTCGTCTTCACTTCTGACAGTCTGACCACGCTCGACAGTGATCTTGATGCCACGCTTGAAGAAGACAGTTCTCTCATGATTCGTGATAAGAATCAGATCTATGAACGCTTGCATGCGTGTGAACGGCTCTGCGAAATACATCGGATCTTCTTCGATCGCTCTGTAAATACATATCCAACCTTCTTTCATTTAGTATGGATTGTTTGAGAGTTCAACTTCTATTCCTTTGTCAGCAGCACAGACGTTCTTTCCAGTCAGTTCTACGATCTCGCGCACAAAACGCGTTTCGTCACTGCTTCCGTCAGACAAGTGAATCAGAATGATATTGTTCACTTGCGACAGATCGTTGCGCTTCAAGATCTCTTTCGTTGTGTCGATCGACATGTGAGACTCGATAACTCTGTTACGCTGTACGAGCGTGATGTCCTTACTTGCGAGTCTTCTGTCAAGTATATCGTCTGCGTAGTTAGCTTCGATCATGATCTCCGTCAGTCCGTCGAACTTGTAGTTCATAGTGACTGTATCAGTGACGAACAGAAGCTTTCCGAATTCCGAGTGCTTGATCAGATAGCCGACGCAGGGAACGTCATGCGATACTGGAAAAGCCTGAATGAAGAAGTTTCCTGCTTTGTAGCACTTTCCAGATACGATCGACTTTGCGAAAGCATGATTGAAGATGCCGTGACTGCTGAACACGTCTTCAAGTGCAAGCGTGAGCACTCCGTTGTTCACGAACGAAGCGACATACTTCGAATGATCTCCGTGCTGATGCGTGATGACTGCTGCGCTGACTTTCGAGAGATTGAAGTCCAGAGACTTCTTCACTGTGCGGAAGTCGATTCCTGCTTCTATGATCAGTGCTTCGCTGTCATTCTGCAAGACGTAGCAGTTTCCTGCGCTGTTAGATCCGAGAATATTCAGTTTCATGACATCTTCAATCGTTAATCATTAGTAAGGTGCGTCCGTAGGCGCGTTTTCTGCTGTCTCTGGCGCGTTTTCTTCCTGCTTGCTTGCAGTTGTTCCAGTCTGCGATTTTGGTGCTTCTGGTGCGCTTGCCTTGACTTCCTCGTAGTCAGCTTGCTCGATGAACTGCTGCTGATCGCCCTGCGTGACTTGTGCGTTGCGAGTCTCGACGGAAGGATCTCCGTCCATTTCGTCGCGCTTTCCTTCGTAGAGCCAAGCGTCATCTGAACTGTTGATGATCATCTTACAAGCACGTCCGATGACAGTCTTCTTGCACATTTCGTCAGTGAAGTTCTGATGTGCAGGACTGTTGCCCTTAGTTGCACCCTGCGCCCATGCTTTCTTGATCTGATCCAGAGTCATGATCTCCAGACTCGTAGTTCCGTCAGAGTGCTGTGCGATGCAGTAAGCTGCTTTGATCTTCGCGCTGTTGATGTTCTCGATCTTCTGTTCATGCTTGACGATAGACTTCAATCCAGTTGCAGGATCGATCGTGTAGACGAACACGTCTCCTTCGTAGATGACGTTCGCTACTGGCTCTTTCTTGATCTCGCCAGTACGCTTTGCAAGTGCTACTGTTCCGAAATAGCTGCGCTGAAAAGAAAGCTGATTGCCGTAGACTAAGAAGTAGCCCTGCTTCTTGTGGACTGACAGTCCTTGAAGCACCATGTCAAGAAGTGAGTTCGCGATAGACTCCTTCGTGCAGACTTCGAGAGCCTTGTGATGATTCTTGTCCTCTGTTTCCTGCAAGACAAGCCAAGCGGCTTTCATTGCGTTGTCTACTGCGTAGTTTGCAGGAAGCTGCAAGCCTACTTCTTGAAAACTCTTGATCTTCGCCAGTACTTGATCGCTGACGTTCTCGTACTTTACAATTTGATTTGCTGCCATAATTGTTTGATTTAAATTTTTGTTAGGAATGTATAGTTGCTGTCCTTGAACAGATTCACGATCTGACTCTGTGTCTGAATCAGTTTTGTGACGCTCTCTCTGTTGTCTACGAAGATCGGTGCATAGACATCGTATGACTTGCAGATCGCGTTGATAACGTCGATTCCTGCGTTCACGCGTGCTGCTGTGTTGACGTTCGTAGAGTAGGGCACTCCGTCGATCAGTGCTTCACATGTCTCGCGCTCGCCACCGTTGATCTGCTGTTCGTACATCTTGAACTTCACGAAGCTGAACATGCTGTTGATGCTTTCCTCGACTTCGCTGATCAGACACTTCTTGAACTGCGTGATCTGGAACTGGACTCCTTCGAGTGATGCGATTTCGTCGTTCTGGATCTTGAACTGCTTTTCAAGTTCCTCGATGCGCTTCTGATTGTTCTCGATGATCTGCTTGTTATTCAAGCGGACGCGAAGATCGTTGATGTCACGCTGCAAGTCTGCGATCTGCTGCTTGTGCTGTGTCTGATCCGCAGGCTGAATGATGTTCTTTTCGATGTCATCTTTCAGAACGTCGATCTCCTTCTGGATCATAAGCAGATCTGCATCGTTCACAACGTCGCTTGTGTCTGGCTGCGTCAGTACTGCGTTCAGCAACGGATCAGCTTCGATGTTCTTGATCTCCGACTTGTACTGATCGATCATCTGCTGACACTTCGCGCTGTCTGCTGCAAGACTCTCGCGTTGTGACTTGATAGCGAGTCCGTTCTTAGTGTTAGCTTCCAGAAGACGCGCTGTCTCTGCGTTGAACTTAGCTGTCATGTCCGCTTTCTTAGCTTCGATGTCAGACGCTTCAAGCTGTCTTCCGCAAGTAGGACACACAAACTGCTGATCGTTGTCGTTGAACTCGATGTGACGCGCTGTGATCTGCTTGCGATCTGCAAGAAGCTGTTCACGCTTCTGCGAGAGTTCGAGATCCTGCTTGTTGTTCGAGTCGATGCGATCCTGCGCGATCTTGATGTTGCGCTCGTTGAACTCCTTGTCGCTGCGAAGCTTCTGCTGACGCGTGCTGTCATCGTAGAACTTCTTGCTGCGTGCGCTGACAAGTTCCTGCTTCTTCTGTGAGTACTTGACTTCCAGATCAGCTTTCTTCTGGATCTTGTCTTTCTGGACTTTCACTGCGTTGTTGTACGCTTCGAGTTCGCTGTGCATAGACTTCTCGATCTTCTCGATCTGCGCGTTCTTGTCGCTGATCTCTGCTTCGAGAGCGTTCCAGTCTTCAACTTGTGGAACGTCACGCTTGCGTTCATCGATACGATCTGGAATAGACTCGCACTCTGCCTTGATGCGCTTGATCTTCGCTCCGATCTCGCGTCCGTATTCCTCTGTTGTCTTGCCAGTCATATCGCTGACAAGCTTCTGGAACTCTGGATGACGCGATACAAGATCTTCGTTTGTGATCTCGCCTGCAAGATTGATAAGGAAGTTACGCTGATTCTCCTTCTTCATCGTGAAGAAATAAGCAGGATTCGTGATCAGACGGAATGTGTCTTCGTCGCAGATCTCCGAGATCTTCTGCTTGTACTCTGCCTGCTTGACTGGAACGTCATTCCAGAAGCATTCTGTCTCATGACCAGAGAATTCTTCTTCTGCCTTTCCGCGAGGCTTCTTCCAGATTTCCTTGAATGACTTGCGAAGACTGATCTCCGTTCCGTCTACGTCAAGAACTGCACTGACTTCGTGAGGAAGCTTCTCGATGACGTTGTTGTCAGAATCCAGAGTCTTGATTTGGAAGTCGCTGCGACCCATGCTGTCTTTTCCGTAGAGAAGCCAAGAGAATGCGTCGTTGAGCGTTGTCTTGCCAGTTCCGTTCTCTCCGCGAAACTCCGTGATGTCTGCGTTGAAGTCCGCTGTGAAGTCTCTGACTCCTTTGAAGTTCAGAAGACTGATTGATTTGATGATTACTCTCATAAAAGATGAATTAAAAATTAGAATGATGATTTACTGTGTGAAGCGATGCGATCGAATCGATCTCCGCTTGTGTGCTCTGTCTGTTCTGCAACAGCCAGTCGTTGATCTCCGACTTCTTGAAGCATACTGTGTGCGCGTTCGGCTTGTAGCAGGGGATCTGACGCTTGTTGACAAGATTGTAGATCGTCTGTGCTTTCTTGCCAGTCAGAAGACATACATCTGCAACGTTGAGCACTTCTTTCGCTGCGATCAGCGTCAACTGCTGAATCTGATCCAGACGCTTGATGATTTCTTCGTTCATATTTCTTCAAGCGGATTTTCTGGATTGACATCGTCTGCGTGTGCAAGAACACGTCCTGCAACAAAGAACATGATTCCGAAGCAAACGTTGTGCGCTGTTCCAGTCGAGAATCCTACGACGATCGAAACGACTCCGAGAATGACTGCTACTGTGAATAATACTGGATGACTCATTGTCTTCATGTTTTAATTGCTTTGAGACGCTTAAATAGTGAAAAGTGAATTGATGTCCTCTGGTGTTACATCTTCACGTCCGAGTAGAACTTGCGCGATAGGTTTCTTTGCAAGTGGTTCAATCGGCTGCGCTTGTGCGAGCCACATTCGTACTGTGTGTTCAGAACGCTGTGCTGCTTCCGAGACCTTCCGAACGAACTCTTTCGCTTCCGTTGGAGGGGGCGGGCAAGCTTTTGCTTCTGCGTACATCTGCCAGAAATTAGGCTTCTTTTCTGCACTTTTTTTCATTTTTACTTGTTTTTGTTTTGAATTATTTGTAATTTTGTGACGTAAATAAATCGTTTTCACGGTGCAAA